ACGTGTAACCCCTAGGTGGGATGGCATATCTATATATCCTTTTTCAAGATCCTTCATAGACCAACGTAAAGGTTTCCCTTTAAATGATCCACATTTAAAATCTACAATCCATAAATTAGAACTTGTATATATTTTTTTAAACTTCCAAATAAACATAAAATATAATCTTGTTAAACTATCCATAGGATTCGTTTTTTCTTCATCAAATATTTCATTTAAATCGTAATCGTTTGTAATAATATTTCCTAAAATAGAGGCACTACCTACTAATTTCTGTCTCCTTGAAATCCTCATTATATCAAAAGTATCTGTTAAGGCATCGTTAAATCCCTTCTTGCTTCTTGACATATCCATTATATATTATAGAAATCTTTTAAAAGGTTGAATTTGTATTTTTTGCATTCTTTTAGATAATACGTTAAATCTTCCAGCACCATCTAAAACGGGTACAGGTTCTGGTTCAGGTATTTCATCAACCACATTAGGAAGAGATACAGAAACACTTGAAATACCGGACATATATGGTATTAATTGTTCTAATTGTTTTAATACTTTAAGCATATTATCGAAAAAACTCACAAAAATTCTTGATGTATATAGGTCATTTAGATTTTCCATAGGAACATTTGCTCCAATCTCATCAATCTGTTGCAGAGTTTCTTTAATACTAATATATAATGAATTAATAGAAAATACATCATCTTCTTTAAATGTTGATTGTGGCATTTTTAATAAATCTTTAATATGACTTTTTATAGATACAGAAAGAGTATTACCATCTTTTAGTGATGGTATTAATGCTGCTGGGGTAATTGGTATTTCATTAGCAACAACGGTGCTATAAATATAGTCTAAAATACTATTAATCGTAGTTAATTTTGAAATTAATGTTACAACTAAATTAGATGTTTTTAAACCAGCATTTATATCATTTGGAAATGGTTTTTGACTACGTAGTGTTGAACCTTGTAGTTCGTGTAAATATATTTTTTTACCTGCCTTAAATATAGAGTTTGGGTCTTCATATAATATTTTAGTTCGTTTTTTACTATCCATTATATAATATACTTTTATTTTTTTCTAAAAAATTGCGAAGCAATATAACGAAGTTCTACGAAGTAGTAAAAAGTAGGATTACTACTACGTAGAACTTCGTTAATTCTTTGAATATCCGTAGGATTACTGCATCCGCAGAACTTCGTTAATACTCAATACCATTTTCCTTAATATATTTAGATGCCATCGGTAAACTAATTCCCTGTTCTTGCATGATCTTTTTAACTAGCATCGCTCGTCTTGACCTTTTATCGCTTCCAGTAGCACCTCCAATTAATCTACCACCACTCTTTTTACTAGCACTACGCTTTTTACTACTTTGTAGAACTTCGTTACGTCCTGCCGCAAGTAATAATGGTGATGCCTCCTCTGCAACAGGCAATACATCTTGAACTGCAAATTTCGCTAATTGTTTTTCTAATAATTTTCTACCTTCCTTTGTAGCAAAGTCTTTCACAACTGGCATAACAACATCTTTCGCAACAGGGGCAATTGCTTTACCTACACTTTTCAAACCTTTAAGAATAGATTTTCCAATAGATTTCTTACCACCGACCATTCTACCACCTATCATATGGGGTTTTTCATCTTCATACATTTCTTCTCCGGTAAAAAGGTTGTCAGGTTCGAACCCCATCTCAGGTAGGGGGTGTTTTCTGTAACGAATCCCCCCATGCATCGTTCGCATAGATGCTTGTTCCCCATAACTATTAAACCTATCATCTCTATCTGCTTTCATTAATCGGTGCAACACACTTCTATCAAACATTATATATATATTAATAGATAAAAATATATATGTAAATTCCTAAATATCATAAAACAAATGACTAATAATATATTTATTATCTTTTGTAGTTACATTTATGCATTCGTTAATTTTTTGGTCTAATTTTTCTAATCTGTTATTCCATTCTGTTTCATTCACAAGTATATTATTTTTAAACGGGGATAATATCATAGTATTACCATCAAAATACATATCAGGATTAAAACGAATTATAAATAATGGTTTATTAATTGAATTATGTATATTTTGGATTCTTGTTAGTTCATTAGTTTTATTATAAGATTTATGTTGTGTCTCATCTAACTCAATAAGTATTATAAAATCATCATATAAAATCATAAAATCAGGTCTATAATCACATACACCTTTTAATAATACCTTATCCCAAACAATAGGTTTAATTGGTAATAACACTTGTTTGTTTATAAAAGAAGTTAAATGTTTAAATAGTGTATATTCTTTATAAGACACTTTATCTAACAGATTTGAATTAATTTCATTTGATATACTTTTTGTAAAAGTATTACTACTTTGTAGAACTTTGTTACTTATATAACATTTGACGGTGCAATATCCATTTAAGTTTTGAGTTCTAATAGAATCACATAAATAACCAATACATTTTGAATTTTTATGTTTTAAATTTATCATTCCGTTTAATTTATGATTACTACACTTAATACGTTTATTATCTTCTAAATATCCGAACGATGCCTGTAAATTACAATCATCACACCCCTCGTGTCTTGTATTTACCATATCATCTGTTTTATGTTCTTTACAATATAGAGCATCTAAACCAATAAAATTATAAGTTTTTGATAATTTGCAATCATCGATAACGCACATAAAATCATATATAATAGTTTTTTATATTAATTTCGTATATAATTTAGTGGCATTCTTATAAAACGAAGTTCTACAAAGTAGATATATTATAACATTTACTTAATATGCTTTCCGAGTTTTTTACCACGCATACCCATACCAGCACCAACAATAACTCCACCACTCATACTAGAATCACCCATCGAACTTGATGCCTTTTTTCTAAATCTCTTCAACAATCTACCAACTCCAACGTTAGATAAGCGACCTCCAACCAATCTAGTATATTCCTCACTATCAATAACGGGTTTCTGTGCCTTTGCATTCAATACATCGGTCTTTGACAAAATACCTTGATAAGTTTGAGAAACTCCTGCTTCTGTGATAAACAACCCACTATTAGCGGTAATAACAACCAATTCAGGTTGAATATCATAAGGGTATTGATTAGTAACATTAAGAGTAATCATAAAGTTAAATTGACCGAGAGAAGAAGCACTCAACGAATCATCAAGTCCAAAATCAAGCGTAGGGTTAAGAACAAGAAGAGAACCAATAGAAGGTACAACCACCCCAGCACCATTAACAGCATTACCGTAGTATCCACCAGAAAACTCCTGCCAAGTTTGACATACTGCATTTTTAGTTGAAAGATTAAATAACTGTTGTTGGTTTGCACTTGCAAGAATACCTGATTTATTATTAAAAGAAATACTGACATTATTAATAGTAATAAAACCAGAAGTATTATACCATTTTTGACTTGACATCTGTTGCCTAACACAAATAATAAACAAGTCAGGTACAGAATTTAGTTGAATATTTTGAGAAGTAATAGAAGTAGATGCACCAGCAACAATAGCAGCAAGATTAGATGATGGAGTAATATATCTTGGCATATCCATATATCCAACCACACATTTAGAAGATAATTGAGATGCCTGGGATGGTTGAAGAGAAAGAAATTCAAGAAGTAAATAAGTATCATTAAATCCAATAGAAGAAGTAGATAAGACACCAGCACCAACAGGAGCACCAGCAGTTCCTAAATCAATAGAAGTAATATATGAAGAAATCACACCAGCAGCAATAGAAGTATTAGCAGTAGACCATAACCTACGGCAAGTAGTATCAACGTTACATGTAAGAGTAATAGTATTCACTCCTAAAAGTCCGGATGCATTATCAGACCCTATGTCCACGAAGGGGGACAAACAAAGTAGGGGTTCTGCAACAGTACAGAAAACATAAACCTTCCAGGTTTCATTAGCAACCCCAGTAGAAACAAGGGAGTTGTCCTGATACACACCACCAACAAACCTAGCAGGAAACAATCCACGCAATTTAAAAGCACCTCTGGGTGAAAAATCAGTATCATAACACATATCATATACAGATGCAAGAGGATTGTTATTAGTTCCAACACCATTAGCATATAATCCAAAAGAATTATCCGGAAGAGATGGGGTTGTTGAGTTATAACGAGTAAGTTGTCTTTTGTCGTACATTTGCATGACCTGGGGCAATACATCTTGAAGATTTGTAGTAATAGAAGTATTATTAACCATTACCGAGTAGTTAGTAAAAAGTGATTGAAGGGGGAATGCTTGGAGTGAGTCGGTAGATCCATAATTAAGGGCAAGTTGTCCGTTTGGAACTGGATTTGTAATATTAAGAGTAAAGTTAATATCGCTCTGTAATAGTGGGTGTCTTGATACAACAATAGATTCACTTGGCACTTGAACGTTCCAAATAATAGAGTTGTTAGATGCGGATGTAGCAAGAAATTTTTGTAGGGTCTTTTCTGCTCCACCACTATATACTCCGAAGGTCTCCTCGCTGGTTAGGTCGGCAATAGCGGATTCCTGAATGAGCACACTTTTAAATGATTGATTAGACATTATATATAACTAATTAGAAAATAATTTTTTAAACTTTAAATAATTATTATCTTAAACTTGTATTCCTTTATTTCACAAAATTAATCACTACTCCGTAGAACTTTGTTATTATACCTCTTCAATTCCAGTAATGAGTTCCTTTCGTTCAAACAATACCTTAATTGATCCACTACACCCACAACCAAGTCTAAATGGATATAAAGTGCCCAACTTGTCCTTCCAGTACATATTTATATCAATAGAATATAATGGTGTATTACCCATTAAATCAACATATCTATTTTCTCCT